GGGAACTACAGGTGCTGCGGGGACGTTAACGCGTAAGCAATTGACTGATGCCATAGAGAGATTGTCCCAGAGGCCTGGTATTTTGATTTCTCATTCTTCTGCGCCATTTAACACCGAATATATGGGTGTAGACGTTGGCCCGTTGGCGAAACCTCATGCAAAGTGCCCTACGAATGAACTTGGGAATGATGCGAAGATCAACATTATCGGCTCACACGCTCTTAAGTCGGGTGCCACCCGGACGAGTGCAGTGACCACTTCGCTGATTTCGCCGGCGGTGACCGACGTTATGGGTATTGAGAAGATCCATGACAAACCCAAACAGATGGATCATGTGCGACACAAGGAGAAGGATTTAGAAGCTAAGACTGATACTGCTACCCGCTTTGATAGTGAATTGTTTCAGAAGGCAGTTACAGATTACGAGTTACAGTTAGCGAATATTCCTGATGCTGAAATTGCGAAATTGGGGAAAATTGATGACGATGTCAATTTGTGCGGCTTAGATAGTGTATTGGGAATTAACGCCATGAATCTTAGTACTTCTATTGGCTTTCCCGAATCTGGTCCAAAAAGCCGGTATGTTGAAATGTCAGACCGCCAAGTGGAAGGAATCACGTGTGTCCGGGATGTTGATCCAAAGATCTTAGTGGAAAAGGAGAGGATCAAGGGTGAATTATTGCAAGGTCATATTGTAAATATGGTCATGAAAGCAGCAGTGAAAGACGAACCAACAAAAAAGACGAAAGACAAAGTTCGCGTGTTTGCAGCAGCAAATATGCCTTCGTCTATGGTAGTTCGAGAATTTTACCTCACTCTTGCAGCCTTGTTCCAAAGAAATAAGACCATTACTGAGTGTGCAGTTGGGACTGTCGTTCAATCCCCTGAATGGACAGAACTGTATAATCACATTGGAAAATTTGGTTGGGACAGAGCTATTGCTGGTGATTATGCCAAATTTGATGGACGTATGAGTCCACAGTTTATGTCAGCAGCTTTTAAAATCCTTATCAAACTAGCGGAGCGAAGTGGTAATTATGATGAAGAAGATCTAATCATCATGCGTGGTATTGCCACTGAGATTACATACCCAACTTATGATTACTTTGGAACGTTAGTTCAATTCATGGGTTCAAATCCCTCTGGACATCCCCTAACCGTGATCATTAACAGCATGGTCAATTCTTTATATATGCGTTATTGTTGGTATGCCATTGCCAAGGAGAAGCGGTGGTGGAAAGTTCCCTTGTTTAGCTCGAAAGTGTCCTTGATGACATATGGCGATGACAACATTGCTACTGTTGACAAAAAATACACCGACTTCAATCACACAGCAATTGTCGAACAGTTGGCGAAAGTTGGTATCACCTATACAATGGCAGATAAAGAAGCTGAATCTGTCCCATTCATTTCTTTGAAAGATGCTTCTTTCCTCAAACATTACGCAGTATGGGATGAAGAATTAGGTGTTTTTCGCTCGCCCGTGGAGGAAGATTCGATTGCAAAAATGCTACATACGCACATGACTTCAAAAGTCCTTACAATGGAACAATCAAGTGCGGAAGCTATTCAAAATGTTGCATTGAAGTATTTTGAATTTGGGCGTGAGGTATATGAGAAGCGCAAGTTGCAGCTGGAGGAGGTCGCACGTAAAACTGGTATTCAGGGATATGTGGG